TGGCTGGGCAGTTCACTACTACAATGAAGACGACATCAAAAATATCAAGCCTATCAGCTGTCGTGTAGTCGTTAATCAAGCCGTGGAACTGACCGAAGATGAAAAATTAAAAGCCAGGGAAAAAGCGCTTCAAATCGCCACCAATGAAATGGTTGCAGAAGTAAAAAAGGATTTGAAAATTAATGTTCAATTATCTGAAGAGGAAATTTCAGAAGCTAAAAAACAAGCAGTTGAAAAGGTATATTCTGATGTACAGGATAAGATGAAAATCAAAAAAACATCAAAGAAACCAACAACCGAAGTAGTAGAACAAGTACAAGTAGACTTATTTGGATAATTATGAAACCAACAACCAAAATTCAAAAAATAGTTGCGCCTTTGGTTAAAAAATTACCAAAAGTAACTGATACTCAAGAAAAATGGGCTTATAATCTTTTAGATTGTTATGCAATGGTGTCCAGGAGTAGAATGTTTTGTTTGGAATGTGGACATAAATGGGATCCGGGTTCTGAAATAATAAAACAGGCTGAAATGCTACCTCAAAAACACACACTCCACTTAAACGTAAAATGTCCAGATTGCAAACGAAAATTAAAAGTCTATAGATACAATATGCCTCAAATTAGCATTTCATCATTATGGGGAGTTTGGACAACATTCAAAGATTATCAGGTTTTAAGGGTTATGCATATTCAGAAGAATATGGCTAAAACCAAAAAACCGTATTGGCATTCCATAGAAGACCTGCAGTATTGGATTGGAAAGGACGGTTCGATTACGGTTTTCTCAAGAACATACAATGGAGGTTATGGAGGTTATTCAGGTTTTCAGGGAGATTTCACACTAAAACCAAACGGCACCGAAGAGCGCACTCAATATGACATTGATCTTAAACCTGAAGTAATTTATCCAAAAATACAATTGCTTCCTGAGATTACTCGAAATGGATTTACTGGAGAATATTATGGTTTATCACCGCATCAAATGTTTGCTTTTTTGATGAATGATGTCTATGGAGAAACGCTACTGAAAACAGGAAATATTGATTTGTTTAAATATTTTTCCAGAAATAGAATGGTGATGAGTAAAAAATTATGGATTGCTATTCGAATTTGTCTTCGACATAAATACAAATTAAACCATCAAAACATATCCTATTGGGTTGACTACGTAAAACTTTTAATCTTTTTCAAAAAAGACATTCACAATCCGGTTTATGTGTGTCCTGCAGACTTGAATCGTGAGCACGACAGATTGGTTCAAAAGAAAATTCGTATTGACACCCAAAGACAATTGATGAAAAAAGCAGCTGACATCGAAAAAGAAGAGGGAAATTATTTTAAAAAGGTTGAGAAGTTTTTGAACCTGTGTTTTTCAGACAATAACGGTATTGTTATCACGCCAATGAAATCTGTAAAACAGGTTTTTGAAGAAAGTAGTCTTTTAAAGCATTGTGCTTTTACAAATAATTACCATAAAAAAGAAAACACACTTCTTCTTTCCGCTTCAGTTAAAGAAAAGGTGCTGGAAACAATAGAAATAAACACGGCGCAATTGGAGTTGGTTCAGGCTAGAGGTATTCAAAACCAATATTCGAAATACCATAAAGAAATTATCGCCCTGGTAAAAGATAATTTAGAAGAAATCCGAAAAATAGTAATCAAAACAAGGCCGAGAGGCAAAAGCAAATCAGCAGCATAAACAATTAAACAACAAATTATGAAAATTGGATTTATTCATAAAGCCACACTCCACATACACCACCGGCTTAACTCCAAGTTCTTTGTATGATTTCAACTCTTCGAACAGGTCAAAAAAAGTAAGGTTGTCAAGCTTCAATTGATTGCCTTCAATCCTTGCAAAACCGCTTTTGTCCACGTCCGGGTCGATTCCTATTAGTATTTTACTCATCGTTCGAATATTTGCTGTTTTCCCAATTCCTTTTGCTTTTCGAAGTATTCCAATAAAACAATTTTCTTTGCCCGGATTATAACCTTTGTAGAACCTTCTTCTATAAAATCTTCATACACGGCTTTGGCGGCTTTCCTCACTGCATCATCTACTGAAAGCATTGCAGTTTCAATTTCTTTTTGAATTTGACTTTTTGCTTGCTCCAGTTTGTCTTGATAGTATTGGACCAGCTTTGGGTTTTTGCCATTCTTGATAATTCCTTTTTCGTGAAGAAAATCAAAAATATATTCCGTTGGATCTTCGATTTCTCCGGTTTCTTTGTATTCGACAAACCTTTCATTTATTCCGGCTTTCACGATTTCTTCTTTTGCTTCTGGTGTCATTTCTGGAAGTCTGTTTTTGATTTGTTGCTTTTTTTGATCATAAACCCTTAAACTTTCATTCCTGAAGTTGGTGTACTGATTCAGGATTTCGCCAACAGAAACACAATCAAGCAATCGAAAAACCTTGATATCTAATTCACGAGCCACATACATTTTGAAAGCTTCCTCCACTTCCTTGATGGTCAAATTGCCAAACTTGGAACGAATCAAATCCAGAACCAGAACCATCTGCTTTTCCAATTCTGAAACCTCATCATCATTGGATGCTTTTATGTTCAGAACAGAAATCATGTAATTCATTAGATTATCAATTTCAGAAACATTTTGAATCGTTTTGATTTTAGGATAATCTTCATTCAGTTTGGCCAGCGTTGGCTTTGTCAATGATTGATTGTGCGCTAAAGACAAATGGTTGTTTTTTTGTTCCGGTTGGATTATTAACTGATCTTTCATTTTTTTGATTTTTTGATTTTAAAATTTCTCCGGGAAGCCACCTTGAAAAATGCGAGGCGTATTCTTTTTTTGAAATTTTGGTGTCTAATTCAGAAATAAGTTTTTTGTTGAAGTCGTCAAGCCATTTTGGAATTTCTTCCGGAGTGATTCTGTTTTGCATCGAAATGGTTTCAATCCAAGTTTCACTTTCCAAAACCTCTTTGCTGAAAATTTCATTTTTTGAAATCGAAACTTTTTTAAATTCTTCTTTTGTTTCTTTTTCTAAAAGAATAACAGTATCAGTTACAGTACCATTTACAGTAACAGTATCATTAACAGTTACAGTTACATGTTCGTTTGGTTCGTTTTTTGAACCATTGGTTCGTTTTGGTTCGTTTTGGTTCGATTCTGGAACGTTTGCTTTCCTTGCTTCACCGCTTTTTAGTCCTGCCAATCTGCCTAATTCCCTACGTCTTTCCTTGGTTGTTTCATATTTTACCAAGTCGCGTTTCATTTGACGTTTGATAGGTTCGAAAACTAAATCTATAAGCAAGTCGTCAACAATTGGGTTTTCATCGTTCACATATTGCAGGATTGTCATAAATAATTCTCCTTGCTTATCCTTTGGCATTTTCCTGACGGTGTGTATTAAATCTGCATACAGTACAAATGATTTCTTGTCTTCAGCCATAATAATTCTACTTTTTAAAAGGTACGTTTGTCAGCTGTCTTCCGTTGTTCCAGATGGCGTATCTACCTTCGTTGTCGATTTGGATTTTCATTGTTTCTACTTTGCCAAACATGTTGATGTTGCCACCCATATCCACAAACCAAGCATTCTCTTTGGTCGGCCATATTCGCATAGCCCTGCCAATGATTTGGTAATACAAGGAAAGCGACATCGTGGATCTGGCCATCAAGACCGATTCGAGTTCCGGATAATCAAAACCGGTAGTCAAAACTCCCACGTTTACCAAGCATTTTATAATTCCTTTTTTGAACTGTGAAAGGATTCGTTCCCGTTCCTCTTTCTTGGTGTCTGATGTCAAAAGAACGGCTCCTGGAATGCGTTTTACCACTTCCTTGGCTTCGGTGATCAGGGCGCAAAAAATCAATAGATTAGGCTTTTTCGAAAGGATGTGATACGCATACTTCACGATTCGGCTTGGCATATCGATGGACTTGTAATATCGGCTCAACGATGCTTGGGTATAGTCGGTTCCTGAACTGTTTAATTCCAGTTTGGAGCGGTCAATAACATCAAAAGAGTAATACTCCAGCTTGGCCAAAAATCCGGCATCAAACAGCGTACTGTTTTGAACATAATACAGCACTTTGTTGAATATCTTTGGCGTGGAACGGGTCAAGAACGTCAATTGCGGTCCTTCGGATGTTTGCGACAATCGGTAAGGCGTGGCGGTCAATCCCAAGACTTTGGCATTGGGTAAATAATTGATGAATTCCTGATACATTCCATCTTCTGAATTAACCAAATGGCATTCGTCGATAAGGATGTTCTTTGTTCCGGCAAAAAGATGCTTTTTGTTGATGATGCTGCCAATGGTGCAAAACGTTACTTTGTCGATTCTTTTTTCGCCAACCGATGCACTGTAAATGGATGCTTTGCCATATTTGGAATACTTGCCGTAATTCTGCTCCAAAATCTCTTTCGAGGGCTGGAGAACAATCGTTTTGCCCTCCAGCGGTGCTATAATGCCAGCAATTACAATCGACTTTCCAGAACCGGTAGGCAAGATTTCAATTCCATTGTCGGAGGTGTCCGACTGGAAGAAATTAACGCCTATATCGATGGCTTCCGATTGATAATGTCTGTATTGAAATGCCATAATTATATGGCTTGATCTTCAAATTTCCCTTTTTCGAATGCATCATCTTCCGAAGCAAAATCCATATAAACCTGTTCCGGTTGTGGAGCTGATTTACCGTTCATGTAATACTCAACTTCCTTGATGGCGTTGTCCAAACATTCGGTCAATTTGGTCAAATAAAGATAAGCGCCGTTGAGTTTTACCTTTGGAGAACTGAACTTGATTATGCCGTTTGTAACCTCCTTGTAACCGGACAAAACCAAGGATCTATTTTCTTCTACTCCGGCAATCGAAAATGAATTCACGTAATACTTTTCGGTTTCAGGTTCATCCTGCAGGAATGATAATTCCGTGGCGTTGTCGTTTCCGGTAAAGGCATCGTCCAAGTGTGCCAGGAACACGTCAAACTTGTCAAAAGCGATTTGCAAATCTTCGTGAATGATGTGTTTTCCGTTTCTGGAAAGTCCGTCACCTTTGGTTTTTCCGGTTAGTAATTCGTAGGAATACGTGCAAAGTGCATCTTTGAGCGAAGCGCTTTTTATTTCTACCTCTTTTGCCGTTAAATTGGCCAAACCTTTGCTTAATTTGTCTGCATCGATTGTGAAAACTTTTCCTTTTTCTTTTGTTTCTGACATGATTATTGATTGTTATTGATTAAAAAATACTCTTTGTAATTGCCTTCTATCATTTCGGAATCGATAGGTACGTTCCAAAAGTCCTTCAGGTCTTTAATTCGTCGGCTCAAACCGCCTATTCTGTAGTCGAGCAATGCTTTGGTTGTCGTGAGTCTTTCACCTCGTAAAAGGGCTTCATACAAGATTCGGCATTGGTTGGAAAACTTCTTTTTGTTTCTTTCGAAATGCTCCTGATTGGAAACTTTGTTTTCAACATGATGAAGCGTTGAAAAATCGATTGGTATCTGGTTTGTTTTCATAAATACTCTTGATTACTGTGTTTACTAATTTCATTTTCTAAATCTTGAAGCAATGCCAGTTCTTTGGGTTCTGGTAGATAAATGCCAAGGTCATTGCTCGAAAAGTTCCTGAACCGGTCAATGGCCAAAGTCATATCGGCAGTATCCAAACTGGCGGTGCTTCGCCAACGTTCAATCTTGAATCCTTTAATCTTGCCCTCAAATTCGCCATCATAAAAAAGCGTTGAATTCACGTGCTTCTTGAAAATTTCCTGTTTTACTTCTTCCATCGTGTAACCGGTTTCTATACCAAACCAAGTCAGAATCAAATGCAAGTAGCTGTTTTGGGAAATACTCCTTTTGGGATGCTTGGCTTTCAATTCGAAAGTCTTTTCGTTGGCGATGAAGTATTTCAACTTTTCGATGGCTTGTTTTTTCTGGAGTGCATTTGAGGCGTTGTAGATCATGGGTTAATCGATTTTAAAGACTCCTAACTCATACAATTTGTGCACAATCTCGGCTTCAAAATAAGCGTCGTCCGCACCACGGTGTTTTTCAACATAACCCACATCACCAAAGAAATGCAAATGCGCTTCTTCTACTTTTGGCCATTTAAAACCAGAATTTTTTGGATGTGGAATTTTGCAGATGTCGGTTGATAGTTTCATTGGACAAGGCAACTTTCTTGGAAAAACAAAGCCTCTATCTTCGAGAAAACCAAAGTCAAAAGCATTGTTGAAAGCAGTTGCACCCAACGGATAATCATTCAAAATTTGTTGAATTCTTTTTCTTTTGCCGTCCAGACTACCTGAATACTTTATCATCTTGGTTGTTAGGTCAGAATTCTGGACTATCCAAGACTTTTCTACTTCGTCCACTGTTATTCCTTTTTCGTGGCACACTTCGCTAAACAAAACAACTCTTTTGCCGTCGTTCAGGTCAAGCTCCACGATACCAACCTCAACTATTTTACCACCTTGTGGAAGAAACCCCGTGGTTTCTATGTCTAATACTAATATTTTACGCATCTTGAATTCTTTTTTCAAATTCCGGTTTATAATTATCAATGGCCATAAAAACATTTTCAGGACATCTACTTACCACCTCATCCTTGAAATGGATCAACTGATTGATGAGCATATCCACTTTTTCGATCATTTCAATTTTCTCTTCGCTGTTGTTGAAATTGTTCCAGATGCGAACCGTATGGTTACAGTCGGAGATTCGAACTATTGCCGTACCGTCTGATTTTATTTTGGCGTGAATGGCAGCCATGGAACGGATGCTTTTGGGTGCCAAGAATGATTTTTGATTGTAAGTGACGTGGGCTGTTTTTGGTTTCAATTTTTTGGTCATGATCTTTGGATTTTATAGATTATTTTGAAATAATAATTAGCTACTACAGGAATGCAGGAATGAAGCTCTGGGTAACGAGCTTCCAAATCGGTTCTTGGCAAGAAGTTAGCCAGTAGTTCTACAGCCATATTGTCGCCCAAATGCCAACGAAGAGCCAAGTTGCCACCGATGGTAAGATGGGCGCTTTTACCTCCCCATTCTTCGCCCCATCGATTAATCATGGTGGGTTCGAGGCTTGGTATAAAAACTGTCCTGATTACCGTGTGACCTATCCGACCGTAAAGTGGGAAATGATAACCAACACCGATGCTGTATTTGTCAAATCGTATCGCATTGAAGCATTCGTAACCTATGTTTACTTCGATGTTTCTGGACACTATCGCGAACTGATACAGCACATCGATTGCGGGTTTGTCCTGTGTGGGAGCACTTCCAATGGATGCGTTCCTGATGTCGAGTCCGGCAGAAAGACCAAAATAATGATCACTGTCCTTGGTCTGGGATTGCCCTGACCAGATTACAAACAAACTGAACAGGATTACGAAAATCACGAAGAGTCTGTCGTTGCGGTGTTGGTTATTTGTTGTCATTTTAAAAAGGTGTTTTTCCAAAATTGATTCTCATTCCGTTGGTCGCCACTGTGACGTTTTTACCTGTGAGTTCCGACACTTCTTTATGAAATTGCTTTTCGTCTGAATTGCTGTCGGACAAGTGTATTAATACAATGTTGTTTACTTTTGACAAGTCATTTGCTGACAACATATCCTTGCAATTCGCCAGTGAGAAATGCGATTTCAAAATCCGGTTTCTCAAAAATTCCTTTCCACTATCGGCACCAAACTTCCTTTCGATGATTTCCTTTGAATAATTGGCTTCGACAATGATGTTGTTCAGTCCAGGGAATGTGTATTTGCAATAGTAAGTGTCTGTCAGGAAAAGCACCTTTCCACAATCTGGATGATCAATGAAGAACCCTAATGGCTCTTTGGCATCGTGCATCACGTCGAATGGAAGTATCTTGAAATTTCCAACGGAAAATGATTTTTGAGACTGGATTACTTTGGCTCTGGATTGTTCGTCCACAAATCGGCTTTTCAGCGTTCCGCGTGAGCTGTAAACATCAATCCCCAATTTTATCACATCCCAGATGCTTTTGCTGTGGTCCATGTGCTCGTGGGTACAAATGCAACCAACTACTTTGCTTAAATCGAAATTCAAGGCTTGCTTGATTTCCTTGATGTTTACACCGCACTCTATGAGTAAAACCTCATCCTTGTTGCCAAGGATGTAAGCGTTACCTTTTGAACCTGTGCTTATGATTTGAAGTATCATGATTACTGTTTTTTAGCTTTTAAACTTTCAAAATATTTATTCTGTTGGTCGTGTTCGAAATCAGTTTTCATCCACTGCAAACAAGGTCTTGTTTCGGGCAGAGTAAGTGATACTAAAAGTCCAATCATTTCATCATATCCTAGTTCTACACTTGATTTATTTCCTTGAATGATGGTATAGTGATTATCATCATTCTTTTTGATTATGATGTCTTCCATTTTAGAAATTTAGTTGTGGAACTTGTTCTTCAATTTCTTGTTTTTCAGAATCCACATTTTCCGAATCTACAACAACCGCTTCCTCGATGTTGTTGTTGCTTTCAAAATCCAAGGATGATTTATTGGCATTAGTTTTGATTTCGTATTGTACGTTTTCTGATGTTACGTCAATCGTGTTATCTTCTTCTAACGGATCGTAAAGAATGGAATCATCAGAACTACTAATCAGTAATTTACATGCTCTGTTTAATACTGTTTTCACCGCCATTTGGTCAGGAAAGTTTTTATGAGCCGGAGAATTTCCTTTTGAACCTCCTTGGTTCCAAGAAGCCTGAATTTGATTAATATTCATTACCTCAACATCTACAGTTCCATCAATCAATTCAAAAACAGCATAAGCTCCTTTGATTTTGTTTGAACCAACACTTTCAAGAGTTTGAATGTGTTTTATAACTTTTCTTCTCCCGGTAGTTTGGTCAACTTCAAATTCGAAAGTATCGCCCTCAAAAATGGCATTCCCTTTAATGCTTTTGAGTTTACCGTATCTTTTTGCAATGGCAATATTTCCGGCATAAGAAATGGAGCATTCCACTTTGTCGCCATAAGGAATGAAGTAACATTGTTTTTTGATGGGTGAAACTCCATAAACCACCATTTTTAGCAATGCTTCTGCAACGGATGATTTATCGCATTTTGCAAGAAGATTGTTCTTTGGGTCTGACAAAATAATGTAAGCCGATTTCAAGGCGTTTTCTGCATTAAAATCTTTGGGAAGTGTTAACTCTCCTGATTTCTGAAATGAATCTATTTTGGTTAATACTTGGGCAGAAATATCTTTTTTTACCTCTACTAATTGTGTGTTTGTTGTGCTCATTTTTGTAATTTTTAAATTTCTATTTGTAATTGATTGTTGGTGATGATGGCATCACATTTTACATATTCTAAATCGAAAGCCTGTGTTTCTATTTCCTTTCGAGTGTTTCGATTGTGTGGACAATTGGCCGTACAATCAAAGCTTCCAATTTTAACCCCGATGTTTTCTTTGCAATTCTCGGCCAGTGTTTCGTCGGGGTTTCTTTTTATTTTATGGGAGTTCATTAAGCCACTCTCAATTTCGAATCATTTTCAGAAACTATCAGGTTGATCAATTGGCTTTCGATTTCGATTACCTTGATGATTGATTCCCGGTTGTCAATGAAGATAGGAGCGGTCACTTGGTAGAATTCGCAAAGCGTGTTGATGATGTCCAATCCTGCATTTATTTTGGATGCGGTGTTGGCATCGCTGAACGGCACACCATCAATAAGAGCATCACAACATTCCACCTCGCCACCGTTGATTTGGGTTTCGAACATTCGGAAATTCACGAACTTGAATTTCTCGTTGATCTTGGCTTCGAGCGTGTCAATTTTCAGTTTGTTGAACCTTTCGATTAGGAACTGGGTTTTCTCCACATTGGCGATTTGTTGTGCCAATTCGCTTTCCTCTTTCTCCAAGTCGGCAATACGTTTGTCAACTGCTTTGATTTGTTCCTCGTTGCGTAATCGTGATTTAATGGTGTCAATCTCCTGAACCAAGGCAGCTCTTTTAGCTTTCAGTTCTGAATTGTCTGCCGTTGGAACATCTTCGATGGCGATAGTCACCAAGGTTTCATATTCTTTCGTTTTAGCCATGTAATCGGTATTTTTTATCAGACTTTCTCTAATAAGAGAATCCTTGTCGATAGTTGCAGTTGCAGTAGTTTTTGCAGCTTCAGTTTCCACATTGCCTTCCAAAGTCTTGATTTCCGTTTTCAGTGTTTCTACAGACTTTCTACCGTTGTCAATACGCTCTTCCAGTCCTTTTGCTTCGGCTTGCAAGGCTGTTTTTTCGGAATTCAAATTGGCTCCACTGGTATTGATGTTTGCCAAGGCATTTACTTTGTTGGTTTTGAAATTCGCCAACATTTCGGCTTTTTTACCCTCAACATCTCCGGCTTCAAATTCTCTTTTACAGGTCGGACAATGAAAATCTTCATCGTTAAAGTTCAATTCTTTGGCATTCTCGGCAGCCCAATTGTTGCGAAGCGTGGCCAGTTTACTATCAATGATTTTTACTTGATCATTGATTGATTCTTCTTTTACAATCAAGGTATTCACACCGTTGACATAACTGGTCAATTCTCCTTTTTTGGTTTCCAGATTTCTTTTCAAATTGTCCAAAGCGGAAGTGTCCGGTTTCAAACTATTTTCGATTTCCGTTTTGGTGTTGGTTTGGATGGTTTCTATTTCGAATTTCAAGGTGTTTACCTTGGTTTTCTTCTCGTTGATGGCTTGAAGTTTACCGTCGAAAGCTTTGGAACTGTCGGTGATTTCATCATCAATTTTCGACAACTCTTTTTGTTTCATATCCAAACTGATTCCAAGATTGACAAAATCGAATGTTTCCGGCTTGCTTTTGGAAACCTCGTCAATTCGGGTTGGAATTGCCTTGATGTCGTCTTTGGCTTTTTTGATGGAAGCCGTGATCATCTTTTTGTATTCCTCGACTGATTTGTAGGCTTTGGCATCATTCAAAAGGTTTTGAAATGCTTCATTGCCATCGGCCAGTTCCTCTTCGGTAACGGGAGCCATTGCAACAAGAATGTTTCTTCGGTCCTGCCATTTCATCGCATTGAAAGCAAGAGGATTGGTAATCATCTTGAAGATGGTTTCTTCCAGAATTTCCGAAACTCGCATCTGGAATTCTTTTTGTTGCATCGGTAAGCTGTTCCAGTAGTACTCGGTTACGTTTCCGGCAAACTCCGTTACTTCAGAACCACGTTTTTTAACCCAATTTTCTTTGAGTATTCTCGAAATGATGATCTCGATACCATCTACAAAAATTACGGCTGAAACTTCGTGTTCTATTTTTGGGATGGCTACATTGAATTTGTCCAAAGTTTTGATCTCAAAATCTTTTCTATCGGTAGAATCTTTACCAAACATCATCCATAAAAAAGCATCCATAATGGTTGTTTTTCCGGTTCCGTTTGCTCCGAAAATATCAGTGTTTTTCTCGAAACTGATTTTCTCGTTTCTCAACCCTTTGAAATTGGTAAGGGTGATTTCCTTGATTTGAATTGTTTTCATTTTACTCGTTGTTAAATTTGATTGTTATTTGAAAATTAAGTAAGCTATTAATGCACCTATAAAAGCGCCAACCGAAAGTGCGAGAAGCACTCCGTAACAGAATACTGAAAAGATCCTGTTTGTTCTTTCGTCGTCGTGTTTCATGATACTTTTTTTAATCGTTTATCATATTGCTCACACTCGTATCGCCACCTCATTGCGATTATAAATTCATCAAAGAATGTTTTTTCTTTATCGCTTATTTTATCGTAAGTTTTGCCGTTTATAAGCCACTTACCGTCTGTTTTTTTGACTTCGATTCTCATTGTTATAGTTTCTCGATTAATATTTCAAGCGCTTTCGATTCAAAAGACACGTTTGTCACGATGGAATACAGCGCATTGGCTATGGTCGTGAATGCTGATCTTCTCACATTGTTTCCGGACACTTCGGCTTCATTCATACATTTGTGAATGAACTCCGTGTAATCTTCGAAGGTTTCGACTTTTCTATACGCACTCTCGATGTAGCAGTATATAAAAGGGAATACCGGAAACTTAATGTCTGGTTTGTGGAATCCTGAATTATTTCGTAGGTTTGGCATCTCTAAAAGTTTTTAATTATACTCGTGATTAAAAATTTGATTGTAAAACCGATTGTTAGCGCAGTCGGTTTTTTTATTTCTGCAAATGCTTGGGTTTTGAATTCTTTTTCCCTGTACTCAAAATCTCAGCATAATTATTTATTCGTTCTTTCTGAGTTGGCTCTTTCTTGACAGCTACTTTTATTTCACTGCCAAGTCCGAAACCAAAGCGTTTGAGTATCTCATCCGCTTTCATTAAATGTTCCCTCAAACATTTTAATTCTTTTGCTGGTATCTGTATTAGTGCTCCCATATTTTATCACCAGTGGTTTTAAGTATTGGCAGTTTCCGATTCGAAAATGTCTTTGTCTTTTAATCCGGTGCTTTTGTAGAATTTGACCGCAGCAGCTTTGGTCAAATTGTCTGAATTGTTTTTGGCAAGAATTTGAACATTACGCTCTGTAACACCCAATGCCAAGGCTGTTCTTAAACGAAAATCTTTATCGTTTACAATTTTTTCAAGTATTAATGTGCTTACATTCATTTTTTATTTGTAATTTCGTTCGTAAATATATGCGAATATACAAAGTATTTACGAAGTACAAAATAATTTACGAAGTTTTTTAAAACTTTTTCAGGAAATATTTTATAACGCTATGAATACAGTTGATAATCAGAAAGATATAAACTTTAACAAACTAAATTTTTTACTCAAAAAATTAAGTCTGGAATTCCCTGTTGCTGATTTATCAAGAAAAACAAAGTATTCACAGGCAACAATAAGTCCGTATTTAAGCGGAAAAATCAAACCTTCTACAAAGTTTTTACAAAGTATAATGAAAAACTTCGAAATCAATTTGGATGGTTTCGAGAATGAGTACAAACAAGACGGATCTTTAGATTCCACTTCAGAGGAAGCAGCAGATTATGGTTTGAATGAATCTGGAAAAAAAGAATTGAAAGGCAAAGAAAATCCATCTCCAAAAGGTGGTGAAAACGACTCGGTAGTCGTTAGTAGGTTGACAAAGATGTTGGAGGATGCTTATGACGAAATAAAGGTTTTACGTCAACAATTGGAACGCAAAAAGAATAGTTGAAGTTTCAGTTTGAAAATAGTGCAATAAGCGTATATCAATTTAAAAATTAGAGATACGCAACTGATTCTTGAGTGCATTTTAATGAGGTTTTTTGGTTAAAAAGCCTAATTGTAAGTGTTTTCAAAATGTTTATTTTACGGTTTTCCTCATTATGGGAAATATTTTTCTTACTTATTTAAGTATCAATTCAATAAAAAACTATGAAAAAAATTATTTTAGGGTTATTAATATTTTTCAATTTATCTCTATACGGACAAGAATCTGAATTTGTATTTACAAAAGATGGCCTGACAGATTATGTGGTTACTCCAGCGCCAGGAAAAACACAAAATGAACTTTACAAAAAAGCATTAGAATGGGTTTCTTATTTTTTCAAAGTACCTGGAGAAGTGATAAAGGCAAATGTTGAAAATGATTATATACGAATAGAAGGGTCAAGCAAGGATCTCATTTGTTATAGTTATATGGGAAAAAGATGCGGAGATACTAAGTATGAAATAGAAATTTCATTTAAGGATGGCAAATACAAATTTGACGTGTTAAGCATATCAGAGTTCAACAACATTTCTAAATCTACTTCGTGGACCAATTTCGAAATCAATAACACGGCTTCTTATTTTGACAAAAAAGGAGAAGTGAAAAGCTCATATAAATTTATTATTAAAACGGTTCCGGAATATTTCAATAGCATCAACTTAAACTTGAAGGATTTTTTAACCGGTGAAGTTGTTGCGAGTAAGAAAAACGATTGGTAATGTACACTTCAGACAAAAAAATAATAGAATTGATTGATCTTTTGAAATATCAAAAGAAGATTTCGTCTACAAAAGATTTTTGTCGAGAAATAGAAGTTTTGGCGCAAACCGTTTCTAAAATAAAAAAAGGCAGTAATCATTTTACGGTCCAGCAAATTGAAATCATTTGCAAAAAATATAACGTCAACGCCAACTGGATATTTGGTCTTCAGGATGAAGTATTTAACTATAAAATTAGTAACCAAAAAAGTGTACAAACCGTATAAAATAATCAAATTTTAAAAGCTTGTAAGGTCAGTAAAATCAACCATTGACGAAATCAAATATATCTTTAGGAGTTTTCGATTCCCGGCGATTCCACAAAAAGCCCCTGTTTTACAGGGGTTTTAAAGATTATTGAAATAAAAGTGTACAAATAGTGTACACGGTTGATTTTTAAATGTTCCCTCAAGCATTTTAATTTTTAATTAAATTAAAATGAAAAAATCAATCTTTACTGTTCCGAAAGTTGTCAAATATGATGACTTGAACAAATCTTGGTACGTATATTTCAGATACAACGGTACCAAGATTTGTTACAAAAAAGGAATCAATTACATTAAGAATTACAACAAACGTTTGACTGAAGCAAATGCTTTGGCGACTGCTTTGCACGATAAATTGAAAAGGGATTGGAATCCATTAATTCCTGACGTGATCAATTCTAAAAGCAATTTAACCTTATCTGAAGCTTTAGATTTTGCTTTATTGGAGAAGAAAAAAACGCTGGCCAATAAAACTAAAATCGATTACAGCTGCACTGTTAAATTTGCAAAACAAGCTATTTACGATCTGCATTTCGATTATTTGGCAGTTGTCGAAACTAAAAGAATTCACATCAAATTAATACTTGAGAAGATAAAAGAAACACGTAAATGGTCTAACAAAGCATTTAATAAAAATCTTGGCTATCTCAAAGCGATTTTGAGTGAGTTGATGCAATGGGATATTATAGAAAATAACCCGGCACATGGAATAAGATCTTTAAAAGTTGGAGAAATTACAGCCAATACTCCAGCTACAGACGACGAAATTATTAAAATAAAGAAAAAGATACTTTCTGATTTCCCAAATTTTTACCCTTACATCACCTGCATATTTCACACCGGAATACGTCCTGAAGAACTTTTACACGTTCAGTTAAAAATGGTTGATCTGAACAGGAACCAAATCATATTGCCACCAGAAATAACAAAAACAGAAATCGAAAGAATTGTTCCAATAAATCAATTCCTGAAATCACATTTCGAACAAATGAAATTATCCCAATATAGTCCGGACTTTTATTTGTTTGGAACAAAACGGGAATTTTCCAACCGTGGATTAAAAAAGGATCTCGATTTTATTCCAGGACCAAAAAGACTTAACCGAGATTGCGCTTCAAAACTATGGCGTAAACTAATCAAAACAGATCTTGGTATCAATGTGAACATGTATTCTTTAAAACACCTTGGAGCCAACAAAAAGATACTGGCTGGTGTGGAACTGGATGCGCTTCGTGAACTTTATGGCCATACTTCCAAAATGATGACATTGCGATATGCTAAAGTGGTTAAAGAAGTCAATCGGAAACAGATTTTGGAGAAATCTCCGGACTTTTAGAAATACAATTTTCAGGTAAAATTATATACAATAAATGTCCAAAATTATATAATGCAAAAAAGGTGTCGAATTCGACCACTTTAAAATAATTCACTTATAAGTTAATTTTTCAACTAATTCAAAATAACCAAACTAAATTATTTCCCTTCAATATTTATGATTTGGCTTTCGCCGCATTTGTCGGTTAACTTGACCGTGGCTTGTTTTTTGCCCAGGAAACGGGTTTTGATACCGAGGAAAGACCATTGTCGGCGTTCCCAGTAACCAATGGCCGTTGTGTTTCCGGTGAAAATCCTGTCGGTGATGTTCAGCCCCAATACACCGTTTTTATATTCAATAGTGCCTTTAATAACCAAACAGGAAGTACTGTCTTTTATGGGTAAAAGGATATTTTGTTTTGTATTTATAGCGGTCAAAACAGCGGACAAATCAGTATTGACAATGGTTGTGTCACGGTATTTTAATAAGTGATTCAGAACCGATGTCACTCGACTCAACTTGATGTTGTTTTCTTTCAGAATCTCTTTGTAAGCTTTGCTTTCGTTCAATGCCGTTGCCAGTTGGTCTTTTGTGTAAACCAGGTATTTCACGTTCAACGAATCGTATTTGGCATTGGCCAATTCATTGGCGATGGTGGTTTTTTTGAATTCGGCTTTATCAAAATAGTCTTTGGTAAACCAAATTCCGGCACAAACGGCGATCAATATAACCGCCCATTTTATGTAGTTTAAGTAATTCATACGTATAGTTTTTCGGCTTTCGCCAATTTTAGATCATAATTCAAAAGCCAGTAGTTTTCTCCATTGTAGTAAAAGGCCACGACTTTCCAAACCCCGTTTACCAAGGCATTGAACATTTTTTTGTTGGACTTGATGAAAAGCAAACCCAATCTTAATTGGTTGTATTCAGAAACTTTGGCATAATCCCACATTTCGCCAACAGAATTGAAACCCAACAATTCCCAATGAAATCCCATTACTTGCATCATTCCAACCGAAGTGGCTTCCATTGCTGCATTGGGATTTTTGGCAAAAGCATCATTGAAGGCTTCCCATTCTTTTGCCTGGCGTTCTACTTTATTAAGAGACCATTTTCCCGATGGCGTGTAAGGTGATTTACGCTTGAACCAAACAGGCTCAAACTGGATGATTATCTTTCCGGTGAGATCATCAAAACCTTTACCACCGCTTTCGACGTGTTTAACGGCTTGAATTCTGGAAGTAGGAACTCCGAACTCAACCGCAAGGGATTGGATTTCCTGAAGGGTGATGGTTTTCATAATTAATTATTTTTCGATTATATCGGTAACACTTGTCTTTACTTCTTTGGCTCTGCCCAATGCTTTTTTGAGCAATGAAAAAACATCCAATCCGGTGGCACCTTCGAAGTTTTCTTTTATGGAAACGCTTTCGATGAATATCAAGAGTAAGGCACATATTTTGGTGGCAAAAAAGGAGATGGAAAACCATTTTAAGAAGAACTCCGTCAAAATAAAGAAGTCGATTACATATAGACAGATAATACACATTTGATACAATAGCATTTTTGAAATAATTTCGCTCAATCTTCGACTGGTAACAAAATGCCACCCTTTTATTTTAATAGATCTATATATTCCAAAAAAAGTGTCCAAGAAAATAGCCGCTCCAACAGCAATCATCAATCCAGTGATTGGAGCGAAGAATATACAGGTGGCGGTTATTATGTAGATAGCGTATGATTTCATAATTACTTTGTCGATTTTGGTTTTTAAATAAAGGCGCAATTGCTCACGCCTTTTGAATTACTTTTTCCCAGGACTACCGAAAGTCACTCCATAATAAGCGAGAGCGGTTCCCAAGGCAGTCTGACCGATGCTGACCCAATTGACCACCGTTTTGAATACCGAAAAATCAATAGTTCCGCTGGTAAGGAATTCAGTCACAACTGGACCAATTGCACCCCATACCAAAGCCAACAATGCTCCAAACACGGCAAGTGCCAAGCCTTTAATTTTCTCCCTGTTGTTTAGGCTCCACAAGCCTGATAATGCTTCATTCATAATTTCTATATTTAAAAGTTAAAGTTTAAACCTATCTCGCTCTCCAATTATCTGTGTAAATTGAATCTGCTTGCAAATTCAATAACAACTTTTGTTGGAGCAAAAAACCCTCAATTTCATCTTCTGGCATATTTGCGATTTGTTCAGCGAAAAGCAATCTCAATTGCGCTTCTTGTTCGTCATATTATTCAAAAGAAACGCTGTATTCCGTTGGCTTGAATTCACCATCCCTATTTCGTAAAATAGAAATGCTTTCATCTTCTGTGTCAACATTATAAATAATGCTGTCAGTTGCTTCCAGATGCACCATTTTTGTGTCCGGGTCACGGTTTACCACACGCAAATCAATTTGTACGTGTTCTATTAATTTACCTCTTCGGTCATTGTGCAATTGCACTTTATCTACTGATATTGCTTTCATATTGTTGTATATTAAATTACCAATTTTTTCGCCCTGCAATTGCTTCACTTAAATCTATTACAGAATGCAATGCAGAGACTTCGCTATCACTAAATCCCTCGTGAAATATTACTATTTGAAACCTCTGCATTGAAACGCCCCAAACACTGCCAACATTTTGAGCACCAATAAATATAGTATTACTGGCAAGGGTGCCTGGAGCTACCACACTTGTATTTTTTAAAACACCATTTTTAAATAATTTTGTTGACGAACTGGTTTGCCTAACTCCCGTTAATATTCCTTTTGCGTCAACAGCATCAGTATAAGTAGTTTCATATTTTGTTGACGAATATGACTTTTGCCCTGTAGAAGATGTATTTCTAGGCGAAATAAACATACTTGATGTTTCGCTATTATATGCACCTACGTCTCTTGCATTTCCAGAAGTGCCTGTAACAATATTGTTCGTACCGCAAACAATTGTCAGCCCATTATTATTTAATGACATACTAGAACTTGGAGAAAAATACGAATTTGCATAAGCACCATATCCATCGCATTTATAACCTAAATTGCTAAATTTCCCATTGCCGTTAAAAGTCAATCTAAAAGCGGCATTTGTATCAATAGGATTTTTTGAATTATATTTATGTTGTGCCGAAGTAGTACCCTTGAATGTATATATTGCGTGGCATTTTGTATATAATGAAATTGTTTTTAACCCTGTAATCAAAACGTATTCACTTTCTTGTTCTGCGCCTGTCAACCCCTTGGCAGAAATTGAGGCATTAGCATCTGTATCTGTATATGAGTAGTTTGATGTAGATTGAGTTATTGAATTTGAAACAAGCGATTTATTATAAAAAACATCTATTACATAAACAGTGATATTAGAAGAAGTATTGATTGGAACATTAGCCGCGTATCCTCCACTTGCTGTAATTTTATTACTAAATACACCATTAACATACACATCATAAAAATCAATAGCATTCGTGCTTCCGGTTGGTGCAGTAAAATTGGTTTGAATCGCTGTATTGTAAATTGTTCCAGATGATAAATCTGTAATAGGATTAGGAGCAACAGAGCTAGTCACATAAACGACATTCGCTCCCTGTGAAATCGCAGAAGTAATGTCTCCATCAGGAGATCCTGCGTTGTTAGTAGCTAAAGCAGGATTTGCATATATTTTTATTGAATTATATAAACTAATAAAAACATTATTTGAAACTGAAGTACTTCCTAACGATGTACACGCAGGGATATATATACTTTCTAAATAGCCTGTAGAGTTTGAAAAAGCAGAATCTCCTATGGATGTTGCGTTTTTTAAATTTATACGATTGATATAATAACAACTATCAAAAGAGGCAATTCCTACCGTTGTTGCATTCTGAAAATCCACAATTCCTGATAGTCCTGACAACTCAAAACAATGGTCTCCCAATGCCGTAACTAAATTATCGGTATCTCTATAGTATCTAATGGATGAATTGCTTTGAAAAGCACTAGCAGGAATCGCATAACTCCCTGTAATCTTACACTTAATATCACTGCCGACAACGGTAAAATTTGAAATATTACCTACTGAAATTCCAAGTTTAGTTGCTAAAGATGAAGCAGTAGAAATAGTAGAAGCAACGCCACCAATATAGGTATTGTAAGTTATAGCGGCTTTATTTCCAAAATTCTGCCTTGCAAAAAGATTGTATTGGGCGTTTCCAAAAGTTGAAACCAATAATAAAATTAAGAGATACTTTTTCATAGTGAGCCTGCGGTTAAATATTCATTTGAAGTTCCTGTATTTACAATTGTGTGCGATAGTTTTTCCGCCATTGTTGTTCCTACGTTGTTAATCAAAGTCACGGAACCACCCAAGGCATAAGTCATTGTAACGCCAGCTTGCGTTTCAAACGAAACATTAAAACCACTCATCAATCCGTTTGGTAAAGTGACGGTGCAGGATGCCGTGAGCAGAATTACTGTACCGTTATCAGAATTGGCAAGGGTTGTATTCGATGATATTTTACGAACAGTTAAAACAGCGTTTGCTTTTAAATCCAGTGCTGTTTGCTGTGCAGTTGAAACTGGTTTTGCGGTGTCGCTGGTATTGTCCACATTCGACAAACCAACCATTGTTTTTGTAATTCCAGACACCGTTCCCGTAAACGTTGGAGAAGCCAAAGGAGCTTTCAAACCTAAATCAGTAACCAAATTAGTCACCTGGCTTTCTGCAATATTTGGAATATCACCAGCAGTTAACGAAGTTCCCGAAGTGATTAATCCTTTGGAATCATAGGTTATCTTGGTATTTGTGGCTCCAGTTATGGACGTATTTTTGTCCACTTTTAGAGCCAAAGCATCATAAACTATATCTTCAGATGGAGAATAGTTTGTTTCGCCATTTCGCAAAGCTTGTGAAACCTGGTTCTTTGGTTTTGGTGATCCTGGTGTCGATGCTGCCGAATCGGTAACTACAAACAAAATCTGAATAGTGTTTGTTGGAACAGCTGGTGAAACAGGCGTTCCGGTAGTTTCCGTACCTGCAATACGAACAGCCGTGTTCGAAGCATTTAAAACAATCAAGTCAATTCGTTGATAGCCACTCGCTGCCAAAGGAATATTGATGGTTATTGGCGAAGCGTTCGTTTTATCGACGTTGTTAATTTTCCACGCCCAGCCTGCATTGATGGTGATGTCTTGAACGACTTGGCTATATCCAGCATCCGTAACGACATAAGTGTTGGGATTGATTTGGCTTTTCAGAATGTCCAGTTCCGCATTCACACCGTCAACCGTTGGGAACTTCGTGGCTGTACCGTCAGTTGCTAAACTGTTTTGTTTATTGGCCGTGTCTTCTTTTCCTGAAATATCACCACCACCGCCAGAAATCAGGGTGTAAACAGTACCGTTCCATCTGTAAAGTTTATTATCGTCTTTTGTTAGATAAATTTTAGCATCAGTTCCAGTAACTGGCAAAGCAGAAGCCGTGGCATATTCGATATAATCGATTAGATCAGCTTTGGCAATGGTGTTAACTTCGCCATTGGTTTCTTGGACATTTACTTTTGTGGCTGTCGTGCTTGTGGTGTTACCCGTGATTTTTATCTTGGTAAAAGGTGTCGGGTTTTGTCCGTATAACGAAACCGAAAGCAGTAATAATAAGATGTATTTTTTCATAGTGTTTTAGTTTGATCCTGTGATGTAAATGGTGTCTCCAGCTTCGAGTGTCAATAAGATAATTTCAATTTCGGTTGGTGAGTTTCTTTGCCAATGTGTGGTTTTGAATAAAACCCGACCTTCGCCAAGTGTCACGCTCATAATTTTTAGACCATCCGGAACCGTGAATTTTTGATCTCCTGATGCGTAGGTGAATAGGTTGGCGTATTCGTTTGATGAAATAGCGCTTTCGAGCGTAGTTATTCTGTTATCCAATAATCCAGCATCACCTGTGTAAGCGCCTTTGTCGAGTTTGTATGCTAAATCTTGGAGGGTAACTGGCGGTGTGGGTGTTCCTATTGTAGTATCGTCAACATCAATTTCAGTTACCAAAATAGATCCAATTGGCACGTTTGGTCTGATTCGTATCGTTTCAGATTCATCGCCTTTGATCAACACGATTTGGTTTGATTGGTTGGCCACCAAAATATCTTTCCTCAAATGATCAGCAGCGCACAATGTTTCCGTGATATTTGTATCGGCAATTGTTCCGTAATGAATTCCTTCATAAACCCATTTGGCATTGGCAGGAACCGTAACCACCAAACCTGCAACGGTAATGTCGCCAACCTCCAATAAGTGACTGAACATTTTATCGACAATGGCATCAATGATTTTTTGAACCTCTAAACTTTCGGATACTGGACCGGAAACTCCATCCCTGGAAACGTGGATTAATGAAGTTGGATTGAGTGTTAATTGACGTGGAAGTTCAAATATCCTCTTGGCATTTATAACCAACGCGTTATATTTTGCAGTAAGATCTTCCAATCTTTCGGTTACAAATGTTTGAAAACTCATTTTTTCTGGATTTTGTTCCCACAAATGTAGAAAATATTTTCTTATTTAGAATCATTCTAAATAATGAATATTGGAAATAGTTTGCATTGTTATTTTGTAACTTTGTGATTATGGTCTTATTACTGTTTATTCTTGTATTATTTGTCGTGTTTGTGGGCGGTGGATGGCTTATTGGAAAGGCGTTCGGCAATCTCTTGTTTCCTAAAGAAAAAAAAGACACCTACACTTTTATTGACAAATCGGTTCATCATCATTACCACGAGCACAAGAATATTTCCATCATTGACGATGCAACCAAAAAGAAGATCTTCGAACTTAAAGACAAGAATTAATGGAAAACATAAAATTTTACTTCATAATCATAAAGCTATTCCTGAAAGGTTTTAGTGTTTCCGAAATTCAAAAAGTAATTGAAGACTATAAGTATAAAACAATGATGCTTGAATTTAGATCCAATGCTTTGTGTTTTGGTTTTGACACTTCAACTTATTCCGATGATGAACTTTTGAAAAGTGCAGGTATTGCTTCCAAAGAAATTGCAAAATGTGGAGTGACTGCTGAAGAATTAACCAAAGCATTTAAAGCGTTTAAATAAATTAAAGGAAAGCAAGGAATGAAATACTACTTTGTAAAATCAATAGATTTGCCATTTGTAAAAGAATGGAGTATTTATAATGATTGGATTTCTACTGATAGAACCCTTTTAATAGAAATGGTTAGAAAAAATTTAGAATCAGAAGTACTACTCGAACCTACAACGATTAATGAAAATGAAGGTTGGTTATTAGTTAATGGCAGCAAAGAAAAATGGTTGAAAATATGTGAATTAGAGCAAATATAAATTAAAAAAGCCTCCAATTAAGGAAGCTTTCAAGTTGATCATTCATTCGAATGAAACAAATCTAAAAACGGATAGCCCTGAAGTTATCCGTTTTTTGCATTTTAGTAACTCACAAATCCGGTATCTGTTTGGATTAATCCTGGCACAGCAACAGCGGTTCCATCAAAATCCATATTACCACTCGATTGGCTGGTGTAAACGCTTCCGGTTTTGATCATCGTGGCGGTCAAAACATAAAGATTTGATTCTTCCAGCGGTCCTTCAGTATTAAAGCTTCCATTTTTTACATAACCCACGCCATTGATAGTCACGTTTTCGTGTGACAAAGCCAATACCAATTTTCGCCAAATTTCCTTGGTCACGGGTTCGAAAACTATTTCGTCCACTTCATAAACATCGGCATTCAACAAAATGGAATTCGTGTCGGTTTTGTGAACCTCGCTATCTTCGTCCACTTTTCCTTTGATAAACGTGTAGGGAATATAGATCGTGTTTTCAATTCCGGTGGCGTAAAATATATCCGTATTGGTGGAATTGCTGTACTTGATTTCCAACACTTTTTCGTGTTTGATTTTGCACCAAATTTTTTCAGTCAAATGGATTAAAGGCGTGAAATTCGGGTCGGTATTGTTTATTCGAACCATAAATACTTGATCGATATAATCCACCATATCAATGGCAAACTCATACACCTCATAATTGAAACGGTTGAAAACAGAAGCCACAATCACGCTTATATCTGAACCGGTGTAGGTATTGGAAATTACCAAAACATCGGCATTCTTGGCTTCGTCATAAAACTCACCTTCTATCAAGAACCAGGCGCTTCCTATCTGCACATAATTGCCAGTTTCTTTCCATTCTGGAAGCAATCCATTCATAAAATGAGTGTCGGTGGCTAATCCTGTCACATAATCATAAATATTGCCGGAAATGAAATACAAGCCTGTTTTGCCGTTTCCTAAATCATACATAAAAGCATCACGCTTGTCTTTTATCCCGATGTTGGAAGTCTTTTTTACCACCGGAATATTTACCTCACTCAAGTCTGATTTAACCACCTTGGCCGTGTTGGTTGCATAATTCGACTTGAATTGCGTAGTAATCACATTGGCACTCTGGAACCGTTGCACATCTTCGTGAACCACATTGGCAACTACCTCACGACTCAAAGTGTTTTCGTCTGTTTTATAATTGGCAGAATCTCCCCAAGTAATGCGATTGGCAAAACGAAAAGAGTTTGATTTTGAAATGTAAAAATAAGGAATGTAAATTCCGGTATCCACAACCGAGAAACCACTTGTAACAAAATAACCCAGCTGATCTTTGATGTATAGATTGTATAATCCAACAGGCAATCCCGGAAAAACTGGCGATGTTTGCCAAGTGCTATTGTCCAATGAATATTCCAAATTCAGACCACCACTATTCACGTTTGAAACATTTAATGTGCCACCGCTTGGAGAATTGACTATGTTCAACGTGAAATTATTGATGTTCAAATAAGCCGGAGTTGTCACGCTTTGCAAAACTTTCAAACCATTGACATCTTCCACTTCGACATTGAATGTTGTTGCTCGATAGGCTGTAAACACAATGGGATTTGAAGCATTTGGATCTATAACAAACGGCTGAAGTAATTTTGTAGATAAATGATTTGTATCTACATACACCAAACATTTATTGGATTCTTCTCCTGTTTTGGGCTGAAAAACAATAGAATCAATATTGAAAGGCGAAAATATAGCTTCGTTTTCAATAGTAACATTTGCATAGCTTTCTGCTATTTCAAAAAATTCGGCTCCTGAATAATTTGCTTGAATTACAACAGTTCCAAGTCCCGAACCCACAGATCCATTAGTAGATGTTATGGTGTATAATCCGGTTGAATTATAATCCAAATTCAATGCGTTTCTAAAATTTTCTGAAATAAAACCAGTATAATCAGTTCCATTAAAATATGGAAGGACGGTTTGATACGACCCAAGCCTATTGGTTTTGAATATTTCGGTTATTGTTTTTCCTAAAAAAATATCATAAAAACTATAGTAATAACCATTTCCAGGAATTGATGTAAATTCGATTGTTATTTTTGAATAAGCCATAATTTTATCTGTTAGATTTTAATAATTTCCATTGTCCTTTTCCGTTTGGCTTGAGGTTGAAAAGGAAACCTTTTTCTTTTTCGTTGTCCTCGTTGATGAATTCTACCAATCCGTAGAAATTCATTATTTCCTTGCCTCGAATGACCGTTTTTCCTTCCACCATTTGCATAATCTTGAAATTGCAAGCGTGTTCAAACTCTATCCATTCCGGGAAGAAACGAGCTCTCATCAGTTCGGAATTGATGATGTTGCCATTCTCGGCATATTCCGGTTTACCAATGAATTTTGTTTTCAGTTGGCTGTTGGCCACGGAACTGCCATAACGCACATAATCCGTCAAGTACTTTTTGAAACCACCACCAAACCACCACGAATGGCGAATCATACAATTGAATGGTGAAAATCTCAAATTGGTGGCACTTGATGGGTCGAAAACTCCTGTTGGTTCTTTCTCGAAATCATCCTGCCATTTACGTTGCTCGAACATTCCAAACAAACCTCTTTTCAAGTCCATCAAAAAATTGTCATTATCATAAGGCGTGTCTTCGGTATCGTTCAACGATTTGGGTTTACGTCTGGCAAATTCAGGACCATAATTATCGGTTCTGAACTTTGATATTTTGGTATAAGTTCCTTTGAGCCTATTAATAACCGTTGTGTAATTGGATTTGGTGTTGTATTCGTCCAATCCCATCGCTTCTTCGTAGGTACCACCTTTTTCACTGCCAAACTCCAAGGATGAATAATAATACTCCGTGGCCACGGAACGTTTTACTTTTTTAACTTGGTTCGGTAATCGAATGGTCACGTTGTTGTTGTAGAAAAAAGCCAGATCTTCCATTCGGACACGCTCTTTGTTGCCTATTGTTTCAATGCCAATTCCCACGTTCAAAACAGCATCCAACGAGGTAACAACATCTTTCACGGATGTAGTCAACGGCTTGAAAAGGTTTTCGATTTTGGAAGTTGTCGCGGTGGCTTCAGCTGGCAATGGCAGTTTGTCGAATTGTCGAATCCAGAAACCGTGTGTTCCGGCAATCAATGATCCCGGTCCATCTGCTGCATAACCCAAATCAGTCCTTCCTAATAATTCAGAATAAAAAGCATTTTCTTGCCCTGTTGCAATGGTTACCAATCTATCCATTAATTCGTGTGCCAAAACCGCATTGGTAGTTGATTTTTCGTGGAATGAATCTTCTTCAACAAATAAAGAACCTGTGATGTTTGATAAATTAACGGACATTTTTGCGTTTCCACTTACCTTGAAATCGGCTTTCTCGAATGCTTCAATTGCCAAACTTTCGCCAGATTCCACATCGATGGTACCCTCATAATTTATGGAATAGGTGTTTTCAATCGCTCCACCAATCGCATCTTTTGAACCCAATGAAAACAAGGGAATCCTTGTCGGTGTGTTATAGTCAACACCATTTTTGAATTTCGTCAGGTTGATGCTGAAAGTGGACCAATCAATATGATCCTGGTGTGCATCAAATTTGAAGGTGAAATTTGTTTTGATGTGAAGTGTTCTCTTTTTATCGGAATTAGCAAAGAACATCATTCCGGTAGTTCCCACGTTTTCATTAGCCGTGTTGCCGGACAAAACATCCTGAACTTGTTCGTGGGATCTGTTGATTAACGCCAAAGGCATTCCAGCCGTCTGGTCTCGGGTGTTTCCACCATTTGATTCACAATACAGGCTCAACGAATTATCGTTTGATTTGGTTTCAAATTTCGATTTCAAGAATATTCTTCGACCGTCCAAAGGCACCGTAATTGGCACTAAATCTGGAATTGTTTTACCGTCGATGGTGGTGGTTCTGTCAATCTCCACGCTTTCGGTTTCTTTGGCTTTCAGAACCTGCTCCAAACCTCCAGAATTGAACTTGATGGATACTTGGTTGTTCTCTTTTTCATAAGTAGACAGGTCAAGATATCCGGAATAAGTCAGTGTCCATTCGTCTGTTTGTGGGTGTTTTTCCTCCCGAATCAATTTGATATCGGCATTGATTCCCTCGATGTCGTAAACCAACTGAATGAATTCTTTACCGCTGCCAATGTATTTTGATGAATTGGAAAAACGAGACAGAATACCGTGGTACTGTTCGTGGCGTGCCAATTCTTTTTCATCAGAACGCCATCCAACAGGCTCTTCGATAATTAAAGAGCCTTGGTTTTTGTTAAATAAGGTGTATCGAACCCTGTCGTAGTAGTTTAGATTTCCCATGTGCTTTACCAGTTAGTGTTTCTCATTTTCCACAAATGATGGTTAATGTCGAATCCAGGCATATTGATTGTGGATCCATTTTTTTGTCTTTTAATCGCCTCGGTGTTGCGTTTTAATTCTTCGAGCATTTCCTTTCCATATTTTTCCTCGTTTTGCATTGCCTGAAAATCATTCATTAATCGTCCATCATTTTTGAAACCATTCAAAACGGAAGCCCTCATATAAGCCTGGTAATCGCCAATGGATTTATGCACGATATCGCCTTGGTTCAAATGTGTAAGCGTTGGAATGTTTGGTGTCAATCTTGGATTCAAACCTCTTGAACTTGTAATAACCTCACTTACTCCACCGTCACCAACCCAAGCCGTTTCCGCTTTTCCACCTTTACGACCATCCTTGTATTTAGGAATTGGCGTGGCGATGATTGCCCCGATTTGAACTGCTCCAAGAACTCCGGCCAATATTGCCATTGCAGGACCCATCGGAAGGAATGGCATAGTATTCAAACCGTTCAAAATAGCCAATGCTGTTGCAATTCCGGCTTGTGCCAATGCCGTGGCTTTGTTGAAAACCGCCTGTTTGTGTTGTTCCTTACGCTTCTTTTTCTCTAATTCTTCGTTCTTTTTTTCGCGTTCTTTTTGAAGCAAAGTCTTTTGACGTTCATCGTTTCCGGCCAGCTCAATTTGTTTGTTGTAATACTCATCGTTTTTGGCAATTTCCTCTTCGATGTTTTGAATCTTTCTTTCAAAAACAGCGTTTCCAAGATCTGTTAATGCACCACTTAATGAGGACGACATTTCCAGAATCATTTCGGTTTTCTCCCTTTCGGTCAAGACTTCTTTGTCGTTATTCTTTTTGTTGGTGCTTACCTCAACCTCCGATAAATCCAGTTTGGCCTTGCTTAATGTTTCGGCAATTTTCTGTCTTTTGTCTGCCGATATTTGCTCATTTGCCGGAAGCGCATCACTCGCTGCTAATTCTGTTTCAAGGTTTTTAATTTGAAGTTTCAGCGCATCGATGGCATACTTTTTCTTGATTTCATAAACCCTTTTTTCGTGGTCCTCGATGGCGTTTTCACGATCCATCAATGACAAGGCTTCCAGATCTCCCAATTCTGCAAATCTTTTGTTCTCGGCTTCCAATTCGGCATTTTGTGCCACATTGAGTTTGGAAACTTTGTCCTCTAATTCTTTCTGGTATTTTGCTTCATCAAAGACCTTGATTTTATCGATTTCCTCTACCGTCTTTTTCTCGATGTCAACGATTTTGTTGGCAGCTTCTTCCTTGATTCTTATTTTCTCGTTGGATGATAATTTGTCTTTGTCCAAAACGAATTTGTCAGCATCCAAGGAATGTTTTTTGGTTAACTCGGCCAGTTCGACCTGCTTTTTTTGGCTGTTCAAAGCTGCTGCAATACGTACCTCATCGCTCAATTTTTCATCCACTGCGATATCTCCATTTATCTTGATGGTACGTTCCAAGCGTTGTTTTTGCAATTCATACAAAGCATCGGATAGTTTTTTGGCTCTATCCAAGGCTTCTTTTGCTGCTTTGTCTTCTGCTTTTGAATTTATATCGGTAGAATTTGCATCCGCTTTCGGTGGTTTTGCTGTTCTTTGTTGGATAAATCCCTTTACTGTGGCATTTTCTGCACCGGCAAAAGTGGTCTTGTTGTTTAATGCAGCGATTTTCTTCTGATTGTCTTCAATCATTTTCTTCCTTTTGCCACTATTGAAGAAAGAATCGTCTGCAGCTATTTTTTTATTGATTTTTTCCAACTCCAAAGCTGCTCTGGTGTTCTCTTTGATTTCGGCATTGTTCCAGGCAACTACGTTTTCCAAATCTTGCAAACTTCGTTTGTTCTTGTCGGAATAGTTTTTAATGGCGCTGTCAGCTCCTTCTTTCCTGATTTTTGCCAATTCTCTTTCACGAAGCACTTCTGAAGAAGTGAACAGATCATTTGTTTTTTCCAATGTCAAAGCCAAATCATCAAGAAGCCATTTCAATGCACCACCGGCACCGTTTCCTTTTTCGGATAAACTCAATACAAAACTTCCCCAAGCACTTTCCAACAAATCAAGTGAGCCCGTCAAGGTGTCCATTCTGGTATTGGCTTGCTCCAATGCTGTTCCGTTCTCGTTCATTTTTTCCGTTAACTCTTTCAATCTATCGGTATGACCCAAAACATTCAAAGCTGCCGTGGCATTCTCCAAACCAAAGATTTTAACGATGGAAGCATTGTCTTTCAACAACGGTTTCAATAATTCCAGTTTTTGTTGAATAGGAATGGATTTGTCTTTCAAGGTTTCCAATGAAATACCCAATCTGGCGAATTCTTCCTGTGCTCTTTTTGGCAAAGCATCTGGAGCACTAATTTTCAATAATACGTTTCTTAAAGCGGTTCCGGCATCGGCTCCCTTGAGTCCGTTTTCTGCCAACAACTCAATCAAAGCCGTACTTTCTTGAATGCTTACATTTGAAGTACGTGCAACGGCTCCAAATTTCAATAAGGCTTCCGTAACTTGCGGGATTTCTGCAGCACCAAACTTGGCACCATTCGCCAATGCATCCACGAATACAGTTGCTTGTGAAGCATCAGCCCCAAATTGGTTCATAGCATCTGTCAAGGCAATGGCAGCATCCGGCATTTCCATTCCAGAAGCTTGTGCCAAAGTCAAAACGGCTTCGGTTACTTGGTTCAATGCAGATACATTTTCGAGTAATTCAGGTTTGGCAGAAGCAATCAGTTTATAGGCTTCGACCACTGCAACCGCACCGCCTTTTGTTCCTTTACCTAATTCAATGGCTTGGTTCTTCAAATAGTCCAAGTCTTTACCTGTTGCTCCTGTGATGGCGCTCAAATCGGCAAGGGCTTGATCAAACTGTTTGATGGTATCGAAAGCGTTTTTCAAAACCGATGCAAACAAGGCAATACCTCCAACCAATCCGAAAGCGCCCACAAGGTTTTTAAGCCCAGAGGTAAGACTTGCTAATTTGGGATAGTTACCTACCGTTTTGTGAAAGTCACCAACTGCATGATCTGCTTTTCGAACACGAGCATCCAATCTTGCAAATTCTGCTTCCGCTTTTTTAACAGCTTCGGTGTTTTGATTTTCGGCACTTAACAGATCCAGCAAATTCCTTTTGGCTATAGTTCGCTGTAGATTCAACTTCGTGTAAGCCGTGGTCATTTTGCTGGACAGGATGGCCTGTTCTTTTGCTAATCGATTACTTTGTTCAATTGCCAATCTTTCTTCAACTGATAGCTTCGTTCCTGCTTTTATGGCAGCTTGTTTTTTATTGGCAACTTCCAAAGCCAATTTTTCCGTTCTCAAGGCTTCTTGTCTTACCTTTTCCAAATTGGTTTCGGCAATTTGTTGCTCTTTCAACGTTACAATGGATTGCTCTGACAATAGTTTTACTTCGTTTTTTTGCTTGATAAACTCGGTTTGGTTCTCGCTTCGACGTAGTTTTACGTTTGCTTCATTCAGCAAAACAATTGTGTCTACAAATTCCCTGTTTTTGGCAATTGCATCATTCAGGTTTTTGGCATAATCATCACCCCAACGCAATGCATCGTCCGTGATTATGTCTTTTCGGGTTATCGTTCCTTCTGCCATTATTTGCGGTTTTTAGCGTTGTTTTTTTCGATGGCTGCTACTTTATGCTTCACTTGATGTTCCAGTGATTTGAATTTTTCCACCGATATGGTGTAGAAATCAAAATCATATCCCAAGACCGAAGAGTAACTGGCCATAAGATCAATGATTGAACTATTCTTGTTTTCGGTTCCCGGTGCTTCGACCTTTGGAAGCCCTTGCTTGAGTTGGTTTATTTTTTGGATGATTCCTTTGCTTTCACGCTCCACACGTTCCAGATCATCGTTGTAGTTTTCGTCACGGAAACGGTATCCGTAATCGTGAAGAATTGAAATCAATTTTTGGGAAACATCAAACTTCAAGGCTTCGACGATGCACTGTATTTCAAAATACTTCTTGTCCAGGTACTCGATTTCTTTGGAAAGATTGAAAACCTTGTCGCTGTTTTGCTTGTTGTATTTTTTCTGGTACCGTTCGTTCAATTCATTCCAGATGGCGGTCAATTCATCGATTTGAATGGCCGTTAATTTCTCAATAGGTGTTTCTTCATCCAAAAGCAATGAAACATTCTCTGTTTCCAGAATTTCGATATAAGTGACCATTGGTAGTTTTCGGAGCGTTCTATAAATCATAATCCTAATTGTTTGCGGTTGTAATTCATTACGAATGGTTTGATTTTGGTGTCGATTACATCTTTTAAATTCTCGTCTGTCAATCCATAAAGACTTTGGGAAAGCCAATGTGGACTGTCGTGGATATCATCGGCTTTGGGGTCTGTAGAACCAAAGAAAAACACATCATCGAGGACGGTTACGTAAAATTTATCCAACCAATTGCCAGTATCTTTTCCGGTGAAAGGCGTGCCCCATTCTTTTTGTCCGTTGGTCAATATGTCCGTAGCTTTGGAATAGAACCCAATGGCTTTTCCATAAATATCCTGACTGTCTTTGTTGATTTGGGCTTTGTTCAATTCCACCATGTACTCACTGACCGATTTTATGAATGCAAACAATTCCCTGGAAAGGATTTCAGGACTGATGCTTTTTGATCGCTCTAACTGTTGTTGGAATGTGGCCATATTTGGTATAAAAAAAAGAGGCTAAACCATCAGATGATTTTAGCCTCTTGTTCAATAAAATTTTTTATTCTATTTTTCTTCTTCCGCAACTACTTCATCGGTAGCTGGTTTTTTGGTAGCGATTTTAAACGCTTTTTTTAGCTCTATCAGCCTTTACCTGTTGCTCCTGTGATGGCGCTCAAATCGGCAAGGGCTTGATCAAACTGTTTGATGGTATCGAAAGCGTTTTTCAAAACCGATGCAAACAAGGCAATACCTCCAACCAATCCGAA